CCCTGGGGGTTACGCTGGCCCCGTAGGGCCAGTGGCTCACCGTTTATTTCTTTGCTTTGTTAGTGGCTGTGCGTTGTGTGTATGCCGTATACCGTGCGATTTCCGCATCCCGCTCTGTGCGGTTCATAAAGTATTTGGTGCCTTGCATTGCTCCAAATGGTTTGTCGTTCCGTGTGGTCATCGTCCTTAGTGCTAGGTGCGTCCCTGGTGTTAAGTTGTACCAGGATGTAACATCGTCTGGCACTGCTTGGAATGTTTCCTCCCAGGTGCTTATCTTGGCCCCAATCATCCTTCCCTGCTTGTCTGCAATGCCTGTGGCAATGAACTCTGATTCCATCTCTGTCTTGCTGATTCGCTGTACTTTCATCGCGGCCTCCTTTTGGTTTCATCGAGTGATTATCTCGACCTCGTCAGGCGGGCAAAGTATTTCCCGCTACCTTCACCGTCTCCCGTGGCATCCCCCGTCTCCTAGTCTCGTTGCTACCGTTGCCCGTATTGGCTAGGAGGATTATGAGGTTCCCTCGTCACGCCCTTGGGAGGTTCCCGCTTGTTTAGCCTGCGGGCTGCTGTGCTGTTAATTATACACATCTGTACAGACTTTACAAGGTATATAGAGCCTATTTTATCCAATATTAGACCACTATTGGCTTTTTGGGCCTTTTGGGGGGTATTTGGGCGTAAAAGGCTGCAAGCCTGTACAGCCCAGGCATAATTGTACAAATGTCCAACCTGGGTCTATACCCTATTCTTACTATGGACAGGTGGGGAACGGGGATGGTGTGGGCGTTTTCGCACAGACAAAAATAAGGAGCCAGACTCTCTCAAATCTGGCTCCCTATTCCAAGTAACACATACCAGGAGGCCACCTATGTATGCGCACCCTCAGTCTAGCATGACGGCCCTGGCATGACAATGCCACAGGCCGAGGGGGGTGACCTGTGGCATTGCCTGGAGGCAGCGATATGGGTATGCGCCCCGCCTGCCCCCTGGACGCTGGTATAACACCGCCAATGCCCACCAACGGACATAGTGGATGCCTCTGTGAGGCCGTAGAGAGGCCGCTACGCTAATGCAGCACCCTCGGTAGTGGTTTACCCCATCCCGCTTGCAATCAATAGCCCCAGAATCGCCAGCACCAGGGGAATGAGGAGCATCAGCCCGCCCTCTATGCGGCCCACCCTCTCTCGGACATCCATCAACCCTTGCCACATCGCCCACGCTCCTTGGCCCTCAAAGGCTGCGGATGTCAGCGGGGCGTTTGGGGGCTTCCACTTATTGCGCTTGAAGGGCCACATTGTTACTGCACCTTGATCGGCGTGTCTATGATATTGTCCGTGGCAGACCTATACGAGAGAGTCGATTGCAAGACATAATCGGCGGTGTTAATGCCGTCCCCTGTGCCGAACCTACTGGTGGCATCCTGGGTTAAGGTGCTGGCCTTAACGTAGTCTATGTTCCACCCTCCAACACTACAGGCAACGTCCGTAAAGGAGAGTGTCCCGACGGTAGCATCCCCTGCCAGGGACAGGATGAGGCGGTCAACGCTGGTGTCCCTGGCATCAAACGTGCCAGAGCCACGGGTGCTGACTATCACTTGGTCAGCGATAGTGCTATCAATGGTGGCCCCAAATGTATGCCCATCAGTGCTGCCAGCAATGGTCAGTGTTCCAATCTCAGAGTTCGCCCAATCCAGACTCGGCGCACTCACCCCTGTCATTACGATGTCATTCACATATAGATAGCCCGTACCAGCACCACGCTGCACCACGACACAATCCGTCAGGCCCGTCCGTCCCATGTCCAGGTTCTGAAAGGTCAGGGTGGATATGCGGACTCCATCCGCAAGGTTAATCTGCAAGGTCTGGCTGGGAGTCTCGTCCTCATAGTTCTCCAACTGTTCACCCATTGTACCCAAGGGAGAACCCAAAGCATAGGAAGCCCCTGCCCTGGGCCAATCATAACTGGAGGAGACGACATCCTTGATAGCCAGCCACATCCCAGTACCGACCACAGTCGCCGATAGCATCACCGTTCCCAGCACTATCCACTTTATCTTTGAATTGGCGAGTCTTATCCCACCTATGGCAGGGAATTTCATGCCGAAGCGGGGCAGAGCTATATGGGGAAAGCTCGTCGGTAGGGGCAAAAGGAAAGTACGCCCCCTGATAGTTATCTGGGGAGTTCTCCACCATCCTCTTATTCGCTTAATCATCCTTCTTGTCCCCCCAGCCCTCAAATATTTTCATTAACCCTCCGCTAACTGGAATCGTCAGCACTGCGAGGGCCGTGAGCAATCCTTCAATGTTGTCCAGAGTGGTTGCGCTTGTAGTTGCCGAGATGATAATCCTTGCTGCGAGGAATAACCAAACGAATACCGTAGGCGTGAAAATAACGAGGACGATAAGTTCCCTGCCCGTGAGGGTGACTGACCCGCTCTTCTTGCGAGGTTCTTCATCGGGCGTTTCTGGTTGTTCAGCCATCTATTCCCGCTCAAGGATTTTCCCTGCCAGATTTGCGATTGCCACGATACTGCCGACACCAGCGGCTGATACCAACTCGCCATTGTCCATCTCAAGGCCAATCCGCGCAATGCCGATACCCAGTATGCCGACAATAGCCATAGCTGCGAGGATGTTGGGCCTGATACGGCTTACGAGGTCTTTAGTGGCATCCCCAATAGCAATGATGAAACTGGCAAAAGCATCTCTCATTTATCCACCATTGCCGTTCCGCTTTGGCCCTGTCAGGATACCCAGCTTGCCACCGAGTTCGCCCCATTCGGGGACGCTAATCTTGCCATCAGCAAACGCCCTGATGCCCCACTCCGCAACAGCCTGCCGCTCCTGTGGAGTGTCCAACTTGGCAACCATCCGCATCGCTAATTGTATCATGGCCTGTTTGTCCGCTGGGAGGAACTTCATCAACATCTGCAACATTGTATCACCCCTCTATCGTTCTACCGTGACTGCCCTGGGAATCAAATCGGTCAGCCGCCTGGAACGCCTGTCTGGTTGTATCGTCAGGACATCCGTGTCGGCATCGTACTGGGTTTCCATTATGTAAAACGTGCGCACATCATCAAGGGACACGGTGGCTGTGCCAGCCACCAAATCCTGTATGCGAATAACCTCCCCTGCCCGAACGTGCCACTTGGGTATCTCCTCAAGTCGGCCACCAGCATTGCTCGTCGAGCGATATATTCTCCCTGAGACTTTGAAGGCTATGCGCTGCCTGGGCAACCCTCTCTCGGTTACCTCCTTGGTTCCTGCATCTGTTGACGGGTCGTTTGCCATCCCCGTCGGCAGGGTGAACGTTGCCTCACGGACAGGGTAGAGTACCTGGCTGGCTGCATCTACTACGGCGGTCTTTTCAGTACCGCCAGCAACACGGCGGTCTTTTCAGTACCGCCAGCAACAGGCAGAATAGAGTTGCGGAGTTCCAGGGCCGATTGGTCGAGGCGTAAATCCTGCAACGAGTCCAGCCAGATATGCCAGTCGATTGCCGTGACGCTCCTCTTGAATAGATACGGCACCCGGTTGTCCCAGACGGCGAAAAACCAGACGGCGTAGTCATTGTCTGAGAGGTTCGTTAGCTCGTTGATGCGCACCTGTGGATACTGTTTGGCTGAGAAATCAATGCCCACTAGGTCACGAGTCCCTGCCGCAATGTTGCTCTGGTCTGAGTTAATATCGGGACATTCCTCGGTGAGCAATTCCTTAACGATGTCATCAATCGTGTGACCGCTACCGCTCGTCCAATCCGTATGGGTGTCGGCATCATACAACTGGTCTCTACACGCTCCCCAGTACCCCTGGGCCTTGACGGTGATGCTCTCCTGCCCAGCCTGGATGTTGAGTTGAATCTCCATCACCCGCCCCTCCCAGACTAGGGTCAGCCCATCGTGGACTGTAATCCTATTGAAGTGGAATCCCCGCTTGCCTTCCCTGGATAGCCACATCCATGCCTCGCTCGCAGGCATATTGACGTTGAAGCTACACAGGCGAAACCCACCGTTGAGGCCCGTGCTAAAGTTCAGTTTCTCTACCCGCTCTGTTAGATTATCGAGCAGCGTGGGCGTGGTGAGGTTGTTATCGTGGAGCCAGACTTCCAGCGGCATTATGCTCCAATCACCTGCAAGAACCTGGGCCGATAGCGTACTCGCAGAGTGAACGTGTCACCCTTGGTAGCCGTGGCTGCGCCCTTCGCCATGATGTATACCCTTGTCCCTTGTGGGTGTACCTCTGGGCTTCTGCCCAACTGGGTAGACGGGAAGGACTGCACAACGTCTGAGGCATCAACCAGGAATAGCCCTTTGGCATCCCCCATAGAGTTGAGGAGGATAACGTCTGTGTCGGCGGTCTTGGTCGTGTAGTTGCTCCCCCTGTCGTTCGGCAACAGCATCACCCAATCTACGAACCATATCACCCGCTGCCCTGCGGAGACTTGGTTGTAACTGACACCCGATGGCGTTGTGTCCCATGCGCAGAAGATAGAGAGCGTGAACGTGCCGTCAGTCATATTTGAGGCAGTAACAACGGGAGGGATGGTAACTGTGCCAAGGTCAAGGACTTCACGATTGGAAGCAGCCCCAGCCGCCACCGCCTGTGCTGGCATCTCCACAAAGCTGCCCGTAGCAGGGGAGGTTATACTCAATAGGTTAACGTTGCCATAGGTGAACCCCATGCCGAACGCCCACTGTGCAGCATTGTGGGCATTACCGCTGCCAGAGTTCTCGGAAACCTTTACCCCCACCAGCACTCGGAATCCCCCCTTGGGCAGAGCGGTGATGCCGTAATCTAGGCGAAAGAGGCCCGTTAGTGTACCTCCTATATCAGATGCCCCGCTTCCTGGTCGCTCTGCGCTGACCTGCCGTGCCGAACCATCGCTATTCGTCCCGTCACTCTCCGTGGCATTATTGACCATCGTGTAACCCGACGGGGTGCTTATGGTGGCTGTGGCTGTGTTAGCCTCTCCCTCTAGCCAGATGGCATCATACTGCTGCCCTGCGTGTCTTGCGCCCGACCAGAACTCATCATGGTCTTGGCCCTCTGTGATGGTCAACTGGAGTTCCGCTGGCATATCCCCTGGAACGTCCTCAATGTCTATGTAGTTCGTCGTAGCCTGGGAATCGTCTGCGAGGTGGTTGGTAATGCTCCGACTGCTGGCCCATGCCACAGGAACGGCTGCGGCTTGTACCGCTATCACATTATCAATATAGACTA